ACTATCACAAACGACACTCACAGGATTCACCCCATCGGCTGAACTCACCTCAGCCCGAGTCAACACCATTCTGAACAGGAGTGAGGTGGCTTGGTCTACAGCGTTGCGTTCTATCTCTACTGGTGTGGCAACGTGTGGCACGGTTGCCTATGAGGATGCGACGAATGCGTTGGCTGCTTTGCAGGCTGTGCAGTTCGCTGAGGATGGTCGTTTGTTTGCTGACCGTTCTGGGAACATCAACTTTGATGCGCGTGTGTCCACTTCGTTTGGGACGGCTGTGGCAAGTCTTGGTGGTACTGCGACGGGTGCTATTCCGATCCAGTCGTTGTCAAACATTTATGGTGCCGAGACGGTGGTGAACCGTGCCACGGTACAGATATCTGGTGGCACGGTGTCGAGTGTGGCGAATGGTACGGCCAGCCAAACAGAGTACGGAATCAAGACTTTCTCGTTGACTGACATCCCGTTGGATACAGCTGCGGCTGGGTCGGCTTTGGCTACGAACCTGGTTGGTAGGTTCAGTGAGCCGGAGGTGAGGTTCTCGGAGGCTTCGGTTCTGGTCAACATGTTGACGGCTGCACAACAGGAACAGATCGCAGCTTTGGAGATTGGTGACATTCTGTCAGTGACCCGAGTATTCACCAGCGGTGTGCCGTTGACCGTCACCCAGAATGTGGTTGTCGAATCCATCCAACATCGCCTCAGCCCTGCCAGACATGAAGTGAATATCGGCTTCGGCAAGATTGATTTGATCACAGCGTTTATACTTGACACGTCGCAACTTGACGACGCAACCGTTGGACTAGGATAGGAGCATCATGGGCGCAAATGCACAGACTAAGGTTCCGACTTTCGCATCAGCGGAAGTTTTGACCGCAGCAAATCAAAATCTGCTTTCAAATGGCATACCGGTATTCAGCGGTACAGCGACACGCAATGACGCTTTCGGCGGTAGTGGCGAGAAGACTTTGGCAGAAGGCCAGTTCGCTTATCTTGAGGATTCAAATACGACGCAGTATTATGATGGTGCGGCGTGGCAGTCAGTAGGCACTAGTGGTTTTAATTTTGTTACAAGCGGAACATTTGCTGCCGCGACAAGTGTTTCATTGGCTACAAACACATTTACAAGCACTTATAGAAATTACAGAATGATTTTAGAAGTAACCGCGGTAACAAGTCTTGCTACTTTGACCGGTCGAGTGAGGGTATCCGGAACAGACAGAAGCGATAGCGGTTATTACCAAATGAGCACAGGTCTAGATTTTGCTGGTAATACAGCAAATTTGTTAAACAATGCTTCAACTTCGTTTGCATTAGGTCAAAGCAATTCGCAAATGTCGCTTGTGCTTGATTTTATTTCGCCACAAGTTTCATCAAGTTACAAAAATATTCAAGGCAGTATGGTTAGCTCTGACGGCGTCGCGCCAGCGGGTATTAAAGGTCGTTCAATAAATGGTCAGTATTACAATGCAGTAGCATTACAAATGGATAGTTTTAGTTTGATTTCTAGCGTTGCGTCGTCGCTTACAGGGGTTTATCGAGTTTACGGATACTCAGAAAGTTAAATTATGACAAAACCAAATATTTTTGACGGTCAAAATAAACGACAAATGACCGATAGCGAGTATGAACAATGGTTAACGGACGCTGACGAAGCCAAAACGCAAGCCGAAGCACAAGCCGCTAAAGCAGCCTCACGGCAAGCAGTCCTCGACAAACTTGGACTAACAGCAAATGAAGCCGCCGCATTACTCGGCTGAGTGATGTGCGGTTCACACGCTGGCTGATAGTTCTCCCTGCGGTTCTACTTTCTTTCTTTCCGTTCGTTGCTCGTGCTGATGCGGTTGAAGGCTTGGATGCCTCTTACTACGTCATAGACGAGATACCGCCTCAGCAGTCAACTTCGTTGTACACGTTGTGTGCGAGTGAGTTGGAGAACAACATCAACCGCAGCTATGACGGTGAGCCTGTTGAGGGTTGTCCTGATGATCTGTTCATGGTGCATCTAACGGGATTCATCTCGATCCCTGTGCATGAGTCGATTGAGTTCATGTTGGCTTCGGATGATGGTGGTGAGATCACGATTGGTGGCAACACGTTTGGTGTTTGGTATGACCAGGGCTGCACCTGGACGATGTCTGGGAATCTCAGCCTTCAGGCTGCAAGTGTCCCGCTTCAACTCTTTGCGTATGAGCATGGCGGTGGTGCATGCCTGATGTTGGCTTGGAAGATTGATAACGGCGACTGGGAGATTGTGCCGGACGAAGCGTTCACCACAAGCGTTGTGGCCTCAACGACAACCGATGTGTCCACAACGACTGTGGCTGAGTCAACTACTTCTTCCTTACCCCAAACAACATCAACAGAATCAACGACGACCACGCCACAACAATCAACAACGTCTTCAACTACGACCACCTCGACGGTGCCTGAAACCACGACCACCACAGAACCCGAATCGCCACCAGTAGCGCAGCCACCTGCAACGGTTCCGCCACCACCCACAACGATGCCAGCACCACCAGATACGGAACCCACACCACCAGAGACACAACCAATTCCACCAGAAACAGCATCACAACCTCCCGACACGGTAGAAGAACCAGCCATCACCCTACCGTTGCCTGACGACACAAGCCCACCAGACGCGCCACAAGCCCCCGAGACGCTCCCAATCCCCGACACCGCGCCACCGCCACCCGACACCGCCCCAGCCCCACCAGACGTGAAAGAAGCCCTGACCGTAGAACAGTTTGATGCCGTCATCGAACAGCTCTCAGAAGCAACCGAAGAACAAATCGTTGCCCTAGTCGACGACCTCATCACCAAAGACCTAGACACCAGCCAAGCCGCCGCATTCGTCTCCAGCCCCGCCGTCTTGGCCGCCATCACCAGTGACCAGGCTGAAGCATTGTTCGGTGAGATCAGCACAGATGAGTTGTCTGTGGAGCAAGCTGCTGAGGTTGTGGCTGCGGTTCAAGATGCACCTCCTTCGGTGCGTCAAGCGTTTGAGTCGGTGTTGAATATCTTCTCAGGGTTCGCCGATAGTTATGTTCCGTTCGATTCACGCATCCCTGTGTCTGAGCGTCGTGCGTTAGTTGCGTTGGGTGCGGTACTATTAGCGGCAAGTCCTGCGCCTACTTTACGGAGACGACAATGAGATTCTGGGGCGAGATTCACGCACTCCTCTGGACTATCGGCGCATCCATCATCACGATTGGCACGTTGTCTGGGTTCACCCAGCAACTTGCCATCTGGGTGACGGTTGGGACATTGGCTCTTCATTTGGTTGGCGCACTAACCAAGAAAGAAGACAAGTCATGAAGAAGATGCAAGATGTCGCTGGCCGTATTGTGGCTGTGTTCCTCTCGTCAGCCCTCGCCATTGTTGGTGGTTCTGCTGTGATCGCACCGGAACTAGAGATATGGAAGTCGGCTGTGTTGGCTGGGTTCGCAGCTGTCGCCACTGTTGTGCAGAAGTTGGCTCAAGCCTCTCTCGATGGTCAGTTGACGATTGAAGAAATCAACGAGGCGTTCGGCGCAAAGAAGAAGTAGCCATGACCAAGATGCCTTGGCCTGTGGTGCCGATCAAGTTCTGTGAACATCTGAAAGGCAAGAAGCCGTCTGAGATCACGACACCGATGTTGCGTCGCCTTTCTTGTGGCGGGATGATGCACCATTGTGCAGCTCGTGCAGTTGAAGCAATGATTGCAGCCGCCAAGGCTGATGGTGTGAAGTTGACTCCGACTTCCAGCGGCGACACTTTCCGCAGCATCGAACAGCAACGCGCTGGATTCGTGACTAGGTACAGCAAGACCCCTCTGCCAAATGCCTCGACACGCACTTGGAACGGTGAGAAGTGGTATCTCAAGCCAGGCAACGCCCCACTCGCTGCACCTAACGATGACCCGAAGACTTGCTCACGTCACATGCTGGGGATCGCCATTGACATTGCGAACACCGGCAACAAGAAAGTGATGGACTGGCTGCTTGCCAACGAGCAACGCTTCGGCTTCAGCCATGAGGTTGTGGAGATGCCTGGTGCTGAGCCTTGGCACATTCGATTCACTGAAGGTCAAGCCATGCCTCAAGCCGTCCTCGATTACGAAGCGTCCAAGCCCGCATGATGGACTGGGGAATCGTTCTCGCAGCTCTGATCGGCTTGGTTGGCACCGTGTTGACAACGCTGATGATGGCGTTCCGCAAAGAGAACCATGATGACCACGCAACGGTGATGGAAGCAATTCGCACCATCGGTGGAAATGTGGACAAGATCGACACTAAGTTGGATTCACACATCGACTGGCATCTCAAGGGGACAAACAGTGGGCAAGTTTCTCAACGAAATACGGCAAGAAAGCCCGCAAAAAAGGCGTGACCGAATCAGCGAAATCGTTGCTGGACTCAACGACCAAGACGGCAAAGACCTACTAGAAGCCCTGATCGACCCAACGATCACACCCGCCCAAATCATCAAAGCCCTCCAAGCGCGAGGGATAACACTTCACGGCTCAATCATCACCAGATATCGGGCAACCAATGTCGCTCGCTGACACCATCCGCAACGGCATCACCCCAGCATGGCCAGTGGTAACACCAGGCAAACGGTACGCAGTCCCCAAACTCAACATCCAACCACCCACCGTCGGTGTCTACGAGAAGGCTGTGATTCTGCCTGACATGCAGATCGGCTACTTCCACCAAGCCAACGGAACACTAGAAGCCATCCACGATGAGGATGCAATCACCTGCGCACTAGCCATCGTCAAAGCAGCCAAACCCTCCCAAGTCGTACTCGTAGGCGACAACCTAGACCTCTGCGAGTTTGGCAAATACCGCTACACCCCAGCGTTCGCCCGCACCACCCAAGCCGCCATTGACCGTGCCACCGAACTATGCGCCCAGATCAGAACGCTCGCACCGAAAGCCCGCATCATCTGGATAGCAGGCAACCACGAAGAACGCCTCGGCAACATGATCCTTGACTCAGCCTCCGCAGCCTTCGGGCTTCGACGTGGACACACACCGCACGACTGGCCTGTGATGTCAGTGCCATATCTGTGCAGGCTTGACGAGTCTGAGGTGGAGTATCTGAGCGGCTACCCAACAGGGGTGCATTGGGTGAACGAACGCTTGCACGTTATTCACGGCGACAAGGTCGCATCAGGTGGCTCGACTGCCCACAAGTATTTGGCAACCCAGAAGACCTCAGTCATCTTCGGCCACATCCATCGGCGCGAATGGGCTGAGAGGACTAGGGATGACTACGACGGTGCAAGAACAATCCTCGCTGCGTCACCTGGATGTTTGGCTCGATGTGACGGCGCGGTACCGTCAACACGCGGAGGCCACGATCTCGACGGACGACCGTTGTACCGGTCAGAAGACTGGCAACAGGGTGTTGCAGTTGTCGAGTATGAACCTGGTGACGGCGACTTCAACCTTGAACTTGTACCCATCCGTGACGGCTGGGCTAGGTGGCGTGGCGTAGATTATTTGGCAGGCAAGCCATGAATCCGATTGTGTTGGTGACGTGGGCTGACACGCATTCTGGTGGCATTGGCTGGACACCAATCTCAGATATCGACCAAGACGAATACCTCATTCAGACGTGCGGGTTCCTGTTGGCGACTAGTGATGGTGGCAAGGCTGACCATGTGACCGTCTTCCAGTCCCGCACAGCTGATGACGATTTAGACCATATTCTGCACATTCCTGTGGCAATGGTTCGCAAGATTCAGGTCTGTAGCCCGCAAACCCTTACCCAGTAAGGCTCAAAAAATATCTTAGAATTGACTTGCATTTGTCTTACAATGCCCCTAGATTGAACTCATCAAGGAAATACCTTGAGTCTCAAAGGAGGGACATCATGAAAGCAATTCAGTTCAGCAACAAAGGCCAGAAGTGGGAAGTTGTAGAAATCAAAGAACACTCGACAAACTTCGTCACCCAACTCGGTTGGACACACTTCGCAGGCATCAAGCGTCCAAACGGCAAGAAAGTTTACTACGCAAACTTGCTCATCGTTGACGGTGAAGTTGTAAACACAACGGTGGTGCTGTGATGACCACCGAAACAACAAAGTTCCAAATCGGTCAGGAACTCAGCACACGTTCACTCTGTGACTACGACTGTGTATTCCGCTTCAAGGTTGTGAAGCGCACCGAAAAGTTTGTAACACTCAGCTACTACAACGAACTCAAGCGTGTAGGAATCAAGGTTCGTGACGGTGTTGAATACTGCTACCCACTCGGCAGCTACTCAATGGCACCAAGTGTCAACGCAAAGGAGGGCAACTGATGGCTACCACATCATTCTGGTCAGACCTCAACGGTCGGATCGCATGCCAAAACCACATCGGCTTTGAAGCATCAACCAAACTATCCACAAACAAATCGCGCAAGACCATCACCACATCAAGCACTCAATGGGTCAAGATGACACAGAGAGAAGCCACCGAGTTCTCCGAACTTGTGGGTCTTGACCACACGATTTGTGAATCATGCAGGAGCGCACGATGACCAAATATCCGACACTGACCATCCGACTATCACACGAAACCCTGCACTGGCTTGATGTCGAAGCCCGTCTGCAAGACGAATCCAAAGCCCAAATCGTCAAACAAGCACTAGACCTGTACTACCGAACACAGCACCCCACCGACTAGGCTGAGAA